CGTCAGATATAACTATAATATATATTCGTTTAATACGACATTATTTTAAATTCTTTGAAGTTTTAGAAAGATTTTCTTTGAAGTTTTATTCAAACCCTTCAGAGTCAAAATCTTTCTTTTTTTGTGCTAAGGTTTTCCTCATATACTCTTCTGCATTGTCCATTTTCCCTTGAGTTTGTTTACCCTCTTGGGTGTTTGCTTCGTATATTTGTATATAACCTGTGTTGGTATTAATGGTTGCCGGAAAGGTTAATCCGTCTGGTCCAAATCTATTCTTAATAACGTGGAATCTACCTGTGTTTGCTATTTTGTCTTCTACTTTTCTTGACATACTCATAATAAAATCAGCTGTCATCACTTTACTATAATCTTCTGAAACTTTTGATGCGTCAATCACATCTTCCTCTAATGATGAACGATTTGCCTGTGAAGCTGTCCATATCGGTATGTCAAATTCCCCTGCCATACCTCTCAACTCCTCGTAAACGTGTCCAATAGAGTGTCTTTTTTCCTTGAAGTTGACCGTAGACTTCATAATATCTGCGTAGTCAACCAATACCATATCTGGTTTTATACCTTGTAATTCACATTGTTGTAAGTGTGCAGTCAATGTTGCGACACTTGCACTTCTCGTAGGATAATATTTGATAATCAGATTACCCTTTAACTGATTAATTTTCTTTAATACTTCTTCTTTATAATATTGTAAATTACCTGTTGGTTGTCCTGATACAATGGTATCATATCTTAAACCAACATATTCTGCATTTAACTCTAATGTATAATGTATTACGGTTTTACCTTGACGAACTGCGTCTGCTCCGATTGCTTGTAGTGTCCAAGATTTACCAATACCGGCTGGTGCCACCACTACTCCAAGTTCACCACCTGCTAAACCTCCGTCCATTAAATCATTAACACTATCCCATTTAGTTGCGATGGTTTGTCTTGCTTGTTGATTCATTCGTTCTTCAAAACCTGTAATGTATTCGTGTCCAATATCTCTTTCTACTCCGGCTTTCATTGCGTTGTCAATCACACCTTTAATTTCATCATACTTTTGTGTATCCAATAACTCTACTGATTGCATAATTGCACTCTTGATAACTTGATTCTTACAAAACTCTAATGTTTTTTCTTGGACGAATTCTAAGTCTGGTGATTCTCTGAAGTTCCAAGCGTTTCTTAAACTATCCACAACTGCTGTTTTCATTACATCATTTTCTAAGTCGTCTATTACGACTTTCAATGCTTCCATAGTTGGTGGTGTTTTGTATTTGTCAAAATACTTTCTTGTTTCTGTGATTAAGAATTTGTTGGCGTCACTATCAAAGTAACTAACTTCTAAAATATCATACACGGTTTTGATAAACTTATTGTTTACCAACAATGATGTGATAATTTTTGACTGGAAAGATGTTCCGTATTGTATTAGTGATTCGTTTTTGCTCATAACCTTATAATATTAAATATCAAGTTCATTATACAAAGATGAAGCTTTTTTTTCATATAACTCATTTTTTTTCTTTTGACGATATTTTTGTCGTGCCTTTTCTTTAATCGTTTCTTTATTGCGTAAATAATGGTCCATTTGCCACTTTCTTTGTGCTTCTCGTCTTTCTTTATCAGTATGATATTTACGTTTTCTACCCACTAAACTTTTCCCATAGTTTTATTGGTTCTTCTACTTTTTCTAAACGAGCTTTTGCTATGTCGTAATATTCTTCTTCTCGTTCTATTGCGATGTAATCTCTTTCTTGTGATACACAAGCGAGTGCAGTTGTTCCACTTCCGGCAAATGGTTCCAATACTACATCACCTTTTCTACTACCCAACACTACTAAATAATTCATCAATGTCAAGGGTTTTACCGTCGGGTGTATGTTACGACTTTTAGTTTCTCTATCTTTGAACATTCCGTTTGGGTCTTCTTGTGAACCACCACGACCAACATATGCTCCTGATTTCTTTTCTTCCATAAATTCTAAACCATTATCTTTTTCACTACGACTTGCTTTTGGAACAATCATAAATGGAAATGTTTGTTGAACTGGTTCTGGTAATGATTTAAGGTTCTTTTCAAACCAAGCGTCTAAACTATAATATCTTGAATAACCACCACTATCTGATATTGATGATGCCATTCTTTTAAAACCCCAACCCATATCTCTCGTGTCTAATGGTTTTCCATCACCTCCGTGTGGTTTTGCTGTTCTGATTTTTCCGTCATCAATAATGTTATCACTAACTAATAGATTTGCTGGAAATCTTCCGTCTGTATTTTGTTCATACTCTAATCGTTCTGCATTTTCTACTTGTCCATAAGATAACTTATCAATACCGATTGCTTCTTTGGATTTTTTACCAACATCTCGTAGGTCTGGCATTGTAATCTTTTTCTTTTTTCTATAATCTTGTGTTTCACCTGGTTTTCCAATACCAATATCCATAGCACCATAACCACCTTGTGGTGTATCTGATTCTTCAAATGGTATTCTACAATCATTAAACCAAGTTACACCTTTTCCATTATCTTGTGCTTGTTCTAAATAACCTTTTTTATCCAATGGTTTCATTGCGACAATCACTACTTCAACTGCTGGTTTTGGTTGAAATCCTGCATAACTTCCGTCAAGTTCTTTTGCTTCGTCTGTTGCTGGTTTTGTATATTCGTAATCACCTCTATCAGTATCAAGTTTATTCCAACCACTTGATTGACCAATATCAGATGAAGTTACTTTTCTTTTACCAACAACCTTACCTTTAACACCTTTTTGTTTATCAATCATCTTTGATATGTTCATTGCTTTTGGAAACCCACTTGCGTATGTCCAATAGATTGGTGTGTAGTCAATTCTAAATCCAACCTTTTCTAACATTTCTGCCATACGATACTGAACATCACTTCTTGGTGCAGACATAACGAATGCCATTGAACCTGGTTTCAATACTCTGAAACACTCTTCAAATATTTTTATGTCTGGAAGAACTTTATCCCAATCTCTACCCATAAATCCATAACCATATGGAGGGTCTGTGCATAATAAATCTATTGAATTATCATCAAATTTTTTAAGTTCTTTAACACTATCTCCGTGTATTAATTGTCTTTTCATTTATGTGTTTCCTCTGCCATAAAATTTAATTTGTTAAATGTGGTTGCCAACCAACTATTTAGATTAGGTAATGCCTGATATAATTTATCTTCCAAGAACATCTTTTGAAATCTATGTTTGATTACTCGTTGGATTGGTCTTTCTACTATTTCTTTTACTTTTAATTTAGTTTGTCCTGTTATGATTCCGTCTTCTAAATCCATAAGTCTTTTATTCATATCTAATAAATCTTTTGATTGTAATATCTTTTCACACAATGGAACTTTCTGCGTTTCTGCACTTCTGTATATGTCATCCAATGTATATTTGTCTTCTGTTCCCATAAATGGAAATAACTTTATTAAGGTTTTCTTTCCTATACCATTTACCCCTGGTATTCCATCTGATTTATCTCCGTCAAACATTCTAAATAGTAGAAAGTTGCTCGGGTGTATTCCGTATTCTTCAAATACTTTGTCCTCATCATACATCTTTTTCTTAGTAGGTGAATATACATTTGTGGTTTTGTCAACTAATTGTAGGAAGTCTTTATCGGTTGAAACTATTGTGGTTTTGTTGTTCTTGTAAATGTGCTTAGATAAATAACCAATCACATCATCTGCTTCTATGTTTTCCATATTCATAATAGATACTGGTAAGCACTCTAAATATTCCACAACACGATTGAGTTGTCGTATCATCATCTGTTGTTCTTCGTTACGAGTCAAATAATTATTTGCTCTATTCAAACGATACGACATCTTTCGTCCCATTTTATATTGTGGGAATATCTTTCTACGGCGGTTAGACCCACCTTTACCGTCAAACACAACGATTATTCGGGTAGGTCTAATCATATTAATATTGAAAGCTAATGACCTTAAAAAACCAACTATTCCACCAACGTGAACTCCGTCCTCGTTAGTAGTCGGTATGGCTGAAAATACTCGTATGAATAAGTTCATGCCGTCAATCAACATAACCGAGTCATTAGGTTTTCCACTATCTATTTCGCCGCCAGATTCTTTTATTTGATTCAGAATCGATAGGTGCCTTTTATTAATCACCAAGGACCTCATCTGTAAACTCTACATCATCAATACCAAGTTTTTCTTTGTATTTTAATATAACTTTATCACAAATGAGTTCGTAAACATATTCTCTTAGTTCGTCATTTTTGGTAATTAACTCTTCCCAATCTTTTGACATAAACTTATGTTCATCTCCGTTCTGGTCCACTAATGTATACCAAGCACCACCTGACTTAACAAGTTTATGCTCTTTCATTACGGTTAGCCAACCACCATAGTTATCAATTCCTCTATCAAAATACATATCATAGTCTGCGTGTCTCAAAGGTGGTCCTAATCTATTCTTGACAATCTGTGCTCTACACTTCATACCAAGAACATTTTTTGCTGTGTCTTTAATTTGACCCATATTCTTTAGTCTGATTCGTGTTGATGCGTGGAAAGGTAATGCTTTTCCACCACTTGTTGTCCAAGGGTCTCCGAACATTACTCCGAGTTTTTGTCTTAATTGATTAGTGAATACCAATGCTACGTTGTGTTTTCCAATCATCTGAGTGATTTTTCTCATAGCTTTTGATATAATGATTGCCTTTGAAGTTGCCCAACCATCTTTGTCGTAGTCGGCTTCCATTTCAACTTTTGTTGAAGCGGCTGCCAATGAATCAACTAATATCGTTACACACCTATCTTTATCAGATGACCTGACTTGTGTTACGATTTCTTCAATTGCTTCAAAGATTTCTTCTACGGTTTCTAAATGTAAATATAACATCTTATTTAAATCTAAACCAATGACTTCCATAAACTCTTGACTGACTGATGTTTCAGTATCTATATAAACTGCTACTCCGTCTTTCTTTTGAGTTTCTGCTAAGATGTGTGCACCAAGTAGTGATTTACCACTTGATTCTAAACCATTGATTTCTGTAATTCTTCCAACTGCGATACCTCCGTCTGGTCTATTTGATATAGCCAAATCTAATGTAGAACTACCTGTTGAGATAAATTCTCTAATATCTGTTGGTGTAGTATCACTTCCGTCTAAGAAGTATGCTACTTTGTTTGTGTCTTTGAATTTTTTATTCAAAGAGTCGGCTAATGTTTTAGCCAATACATCATTTACTGACATTCTAATACTCCGTGTTTGAATGGGGATTGATAACTCAACCCCCATATTGTGTTATTATTTATGAATTGAATAATTCATCAAAAGCTTCTGAAGTGTCTTTCACTTTAGAAGTTTGTAAGTCGGAAGTTGAAGTTGTTGCTTGTTTCACTTCTTCCTCTGTTGAATCTTCACTTGGATTTAACCACTCATTTAAAACATTGGTTAAGTCATCGTAAGACTGCTCTTGATAAATTTCAGTAATGTCTTTTTGAGAAGTTTTAACTGCCTCTAAGACTGATGGTTCATCAGAAATTGGTGTTTGATTAGGTTTCACTCTAATGTTTGTTTTAGGGAAACTTGCACCACTTTCCTCTGCTGAGATAAACTCAACCGATACATCACGACCATTTACTGGGTCAGTTATGTCACCATAATCTGGGTCAGCTATGATTGATAGTAGTTCTTGGTAAACCGTTTTACCAAATCCCCAAAGTTTCACACCTTGTGATTCTTCACCTCTAACGATAACTGGTGCAAAGGTTCTCATCTTTGCTTCCAATTTCTTAGACAATTGATAATCTTCTTTGTTACCACTTGCTTTGAGTTTTTGAGCAAACTCTTCAATTGGGTCTGGACGACCAAAACTGATTGGTGATAAATAAGAACGATTGTTCAGATTGTAGTGAAAGAATAATTCAATGAAAGGATTATCTTTATTGAATGCGTAAGGCACGATACGAATTTGGGTTTTACCTGGTTGTGGTTTCCATAAACTTGATGTGCGGTTGTTTGTGGTCTGTAATTGACCGAGACGTTTGCGAATTGCATTTAAGTCCATTTTACTCTCCTATTTGTTATTTTTCATTTGTCATTTGTTAATCAAGTAACCTTGATACAATAATATATATCAACGAACTTCGTAAAAACATACTTTTTTTTTGTTTTTTTATAAAAAAAAGCCCCATTGTTTTTAAAGTTTGTATAAAAGGTGGAAACTAAAAATCGTTGGGGCTTTAAATGTTTGGAATTTTATAGGGGATGTGAGATTAATGATTACTCACAATTTCCGTCTTGGATTTTTTTAACTCTAAACTTTATATCTATCAGTTACGATAGTTCATCTCAAGGTGGTTATTCCTCATTGATGTGAATACAATTTCTATATAAATGCTTTATCTCTCCAAGTGTAGATTTTTCAGCCATTTAGTAGGATTTCAGTTTTACCCTTACCTACAATAGAGTCATAAGAATCATCTTATGTTTTTTACGGAAATACATTAGACAATATCTGTCGATATAGATGATTAGAATATTTACCAATTCATCAAGTCACCACGACTTTGTCTTAGATTGCGATATGGGCTTCAAATGTCTACCCATTATTCTGCCAATCCCGTAGAATCTTCCGTCGAAGCTTCTACTTTTCCAAATTCCAAATTGTCAAAGAACTAATTACTTGAGACCAATCAAGTAATTGTTATATACATATATATATAAAGTAAAAATCCCAAAATGAGATTTTTTTTTATTTTTTTTAAATTTTCTTAGAAGTTTAACAAAGGTAGTAAACATCTCACGGCCACACTCCGAAGAGTAGCATCCGTATGAGCGTCTTTTCTCATCACCCCTTGATACCCAGACTATTGTTTTTCGCCACCAGACTCCAAGTCAAGTTTCCAAGACCAGTATCTAATCTGATGTTTGTGCTCCCGGCATATCTGAACAAACCACACAATGTTTCCAAAGTGATTCTGTTTGTTTGTTTACCTAACCACCTGTCTTACCGCCGTTAACATCGCCCTGTTGGACACGATAAGATTTCCGTGATGAATTTACTACCTAATTGTCAAATAACTTACACTATAATATACCAAGGAAAAATGTAAAAGTCAAGCTTTTTTTATTTTTTTTTTCTAAATGAGAACCCACACCACACCTCGCCTGACTCCGAAGAGTCGTTCGTCTCATTACGAGCCTTGTTCAATTATCAAAAAACTTACACCTTAATATACTACAATGTATTGTAAAAGTCAAGATTTTTATTTATTTTTTTATTTTTTTTGTGCCCAAGAAATAACATCTATGATTTGATGTATTTTGGTAGATATTTTTGTTAGTCCGGTTTCATTGGTTAATAACAATGTATTTTTAAATTCATTCCAA